CCAAAAAGCAGAGTAGTCTGGGTCTTGGCAGAGGGCCGTCTTTCTAAAGAAAATAGAGAACGCTGCGGAATGAAGTTCGTTACTGACGCTTCAGAATGGACTGATGGGTCAGTTTTCATTCTTGAATCAAATGTATATGATTTAGTAATTGATGTTATTAAAGATCTTGTCCTTAATAATCAAGAAGATCATCGTTATTGCTTCGTGATTGATTCAATGGATGGTCTTATTTTAAAGAGAGACAAAGACACAAGCCCAGCAGACGCAAGCAAGGTCGCTGGAACTCAAGTAATTAGTAAGAAGCTATTGCAGTCACTAAGCATTGGAATGTTCAAGCATGGACATCTAATGATTGCTATTAGTCAAATTACTTCTGAAATTAAAATCGATCCTTATGCTAAGAATGCTCCCAGAGGCGGGATGTTCAGCGGCGGAAATGCGCTCTTGCATTGGGCCGACTTTATCCTAGAGTACAGCCCAACCGCAATGGGCGACTACATCCTTGACAACCCATCAGGAAAGATGAATGATGGCAAGACCAAATCGATTGGAAAATATTCCAAGGTAATGATTCAAAAGTCTACCAGCGAAGCAACTCGCAAAAATATTATTCAGTATCCTATTAAATTTGGTAAGAAGCCTTCTGGCATCTGGGTTGAATATGAGATTCTTGATTGCTTGCTCATGTGGGATCTTGTTGTTGCAAAGGGAGCTTGGATTACCGTTGATGACTCTTTGATTGAAGAACTTAAGACTGTTGAAATTGAAATCCCTAAACAGCACCAAGGAAGAGAAAACTTCAGAAAATGGCTTGAAGAAAACGAACAAGCCACCAAGTATCTCTTTAGTAAGCTGAAAGCTGTTCAATCAAAATGAAGTTATATTCTGTAACTGGCAGAATAGTTAACAAAAATGTTTCTCAATTTTTAATAGATTGGGATAAACAGTCTCGTTCTAAGATTCAGTTTCAGGTTAAACAATTCCTGAAACCATTTTGGAAAAGTCACGTTTGTTACGAAGAGTTCCCGGTTTTTGGTAGTAGAATGAAGGTTGACTTTATTAATGCATCTCGCAAAATAGCGATAGAAGTCAATGGAGATCAACACTCTTCTTTTAATAAATTCTTTCACAATAATTCTAGATTGAATTATCTTAACTCTATAAAAAGAGATTACAAGAAGTCTATATGGTTAGAAAAGAATGGCTTTCAGTTAATAGAATTAGAGACTTCTGATTTAAATAAATTGACCTACGATTATATAAATTATACATTCAAGATATCGTTAGTGTAATATACTCTGTGGCAAAAAATAAAGAATTCCATTTTCCAGAAAGCATTCTATCACAAATAGATGAATGCTCGCAGGGAGGGTTTTTATTATTTACCTTTGACAAAAAAGGAATGCCAGAAGTAAGGTCTAAATTCGATAATGCACAGAACGCAATGGCTATGCATTATTATATTAATAATTGGCTTAGTGCTGTTGAACAAATCAATTTAGAAAATACAATTCATAATATTATTGCTTCTGATCAAGAAAATGAAGATGGTGAAGATGAAGATGGCCCCGCTAGTAAATGACTCTTTTTAGTTAAATGAAACTTTCCTCTATTAAAGTAGAGCAATCTTTGCTTGGTTCGCTCATTAAAAATTCAGAATCATTTTATGATATAGATCACTTTATATCAGAGATTGATTTTACAAATGATGTAAATGGTACAATTTACTCAATAATTCGCCAGATATGTAATGCTAAAGAAAAAGTGGATAAAGTCATTCTGGCTCAGAAAATTCAGAATCTTGGTATTTCTTTCCAAGAAGATCTTGATATATATGATTATATTGATTGTCTTTCTTTAACAGTTTCAAATAAAGATTCTGCTATTAAATACGCTCAAGAGTTAAAACAGTTTTCTATTCGCCGAGACATAAAAGGCATGGCACAAAGAATAATAGAAACCGTTTCCACCAATCCTGAGAAAAATGCTAATCAAATAATAGCTGAAGTAGATTCTATATACGGCGAAAAGATTAATTCTTTTGATGCCACTGAAGAAATTAGAAACATCTTTGACGACATAGAAGCGTTCATAGAAGAAAAAGGTAACAACCCTCAAGATGAAGCAGGTATAGATTTGCATTATCCAGAATTCGCAAGGCTTTATGGCGGCTTGAGAAATGGCAATGTCTACGCAATCGTTAGTCGTCCCGGCCAAGGCAAAAGTTCGTTCTTGGTTGAGATGTCTCTTGGAGCTTATTTAAAGAACAAGAAAGTTAGTGTTCTTTATCTTGATACTGAAATGTTCTCGCAAGATGTTAAGCTTCGTATTGCGGCAGCGAAGACTGGTGTTCCTTTCTGGTATATTGACACAGGAAACTGGCGCAAAAATCCTGAAATGGTCAATAAAGTCAGGGGCTTCTTAAAAGAATTCAGTAAATATAATTATACTCATCATTGTGTTGGTAATAAAGGTATTGATGAGATTGTTTCTTTTATTCGTAGATGGTATTATAGCAAAGTTGGAAGAGGAAACCCTGCTCTTATTTGCTATGATTATGTTAAACTTACCGGAGAAAAGGTAGGCCAAAACTGGGCAGAGCATCAAGCTATCGGTGAAAAGATCGATAAACTTAAAAAGATTTCAGAAGAAATTAATGCTCCGCTATTCACTGCCATGCAAATGAATAGATCTGGTGAAAATTTTAATAGAAATGCTGGAGATGTAACTGATGATAGCTCGGCAATAGCTCTATCTGATCGACTCCAATGGTTCTCAAGCTTTGTAGGAATTTTCCGAAGAAAAACTCTTGACGAAATAGAGCGTGATACGCCAGACTTTGGGACTCATAAGTTGATAACTTTGAAGAGTCGATTCCAAGGCAAAGATGCCGCTGGGCATCAAGATCTTCTTAGAAGAAGGAATGAACATGGTGATGAAAAATATGTTCAGAACTTTATCAACTTTCAGATCAACAATTTCAGTGTAGAAGAGAGAGGTTCCTTGGGCGATATCATTGAGAGAGAGCGTCAAACATTCTCGTTGAATGATGCTAATCCCAATGACGGCACTTTGTTATGAGCGATATAAAAGAAATACTTCAAAACATCGGTTATCAAAATCTTAAAGACTTCGGCGGTTGGTACAGAACTAGACCAATCTACAGGAGTTCAGATAATGATACAGTTCTAGCAATCAATAAAAATACTGGTTATTGGTATGACTATAAACTATGTCGAGGGGGTAAGTTAAGTGAATTAGTTCAAATCACACTTAATCTAAACGATCTAGATTATGCAGACAAGATGCTTGCCGAGAAGTTTAACTTCACGGGCATTATTGTAAATCAAGAAAAAAATACCATCAATCAAGTAAAGGTTTACGATGAATCGATGCTCGTCAGCCTTGAAAAAAATCATGGATACTGGCTTAATAGAGGAGTCAAAGAAGAGATCGTAGCAGAGTTTAAAGGTGGAATAGCTAAAAAAGGAAACATGATTAATCGTTATGTGTTCCCTATTTATAATCCATCTGGCAAAATTGTAGGATTTAGCGGCAGGTCACTAGTTGATTCAAAAAGACCTGATTTCATTAAATGGAAACACCTTGGAACTAAAAAGGAGTGGGTCTATCCAGCTTTTTTTAGTAAAAATGCTATATCTGAAAGCGGAAGAGTTTTCTTGATTGAGAGTATTGGAGATATGTTGGCTTTATGGCAAGCTGGCTACAAGAATGTGATTATTACTTTTGGATTGGCAATCTCTCCCAAGATCACAAAATTTCTATTAGAGAACTCTGTCCAAGAAGTGGTTATTGCTTTTAATAATGATTCTTTTAATAATTCTGCTGGTAATGAAGCGGCGAAAAAAGCAAAATCTAAACTCTTGATGTTCTTCGACGAGAATCAAGTCAAGATAAAGCTGCCTCCCAAAAAAGATTTTGGATTAATGAGCAAAAATGAGATAGACTTATATATGAAGGAATTCAATGGATAAGAAAGAAGTCTACCTATCTGCATCCAGAATCAAAGCTCTCGAAACTTGTTCATGGTCTTATTATTGTAAGTATCATTTAAACATTCCTGAGAAGTCTAATTCAGGAGCCAAGCGCGGCACAATTTGCCACTTAGTATTTGAATTGCTTCTTAATCCTCGTCACAAGAAGATTTACAAGGAAATTATTGCCTCTGGCGATCCGCTTTCCTGCGTTCCAGTAGGCAAGTTAGTAATAAAACACGCCACAAGAGAGGGAATCAATACTCCTGAAGATATAGCTCTAATCAATAAAATGATTCTTGTCGGTCTTAAGAGCGATTTCTTCCCTAAAGGCGGCAACATTCAAGACCCAGAGTTCGAATTTAAAATCGAAAGAGATGGCTACAAGGCTAGAGGATTCATTGACCTTCCCATCCTTTATAAGAAAGAAAAGAAGAGCAAGATTAGAGATTACAAGTCCAGCAAGGCAAAATTCAAAGGAGAAGAGTTGACAGCCAATGTACAGGCCATGCTATACTCTATTGCTTCTAAAATTTATTGGCCCGAATACGAGCCAGAAGTAGAATTTGTATTTCTCAGATTTCCTAAAGAACCTGTTCAGCCGGTAAAATTTACTGATGATGAATTATCTGGATTTGAAGTTTATCTTAAACATGTTTATGACAAAGTTACTAATTTCTCCGAACAAGATGGAAAGCAAAACTTTGCCGCAGACAATGTAAAAAGCAGGTGGTTATGTCAAGCAGGAGCTACTTGGGTTTGCCCTTTCAAGAATGAGATGTGGTTCTATTCTATTTACGATAAGGACAATAATTTCGTAAAGAGCTTTTTTACAGCAGAAGAAGCTAAAGTAGCGAAGAAAGACGAGACTCAAGTCATCAAAAAGTTTAAGTATGAAGGTTGCCCCAGATGGAAATAACTCTTAATCATGAAAATATTACCGCTTTTTAAAAGCCATTACAGCATTGGCAAATCAATCTTAACCCTAGATAAAGCTGGTTCTTCTTCTAAAGAAGGTTCATCTTCCATAGTAGATATCGTTAAAGAAAATAAACTAGATCAAGTTTTTCTTGTAGAGGAGAATATGAGTTCTTTTCTTGATGCGTTTAAGAACTTTAACTCTATTAAGGTTCCATTCTTCTATGGTCTTAGACTGGAACTTTGTCCAGATATCAACGAAAAGACTGAAGAGTCTTTAAAGAAATGCAGCAAAATAATAATCTTTGCTAAAAATGGCGATGGATACAAGAAGCTGATTAAAATATTTAGTATCGCTGCAACAAATGGGTTTTATTATACCCCAAGAATAGACGAAAAGACCTTGACACAAGAGTGGGACGAGACTAGTCTAAAACTGTGCGTTCCATTCTATGATTCGTTTTTATTCAATAACGCGATGTCTTATTCTTTGTGCTGCCCAGAGTTGACATTTACAAAACCCACTTTCTTTATTGAAGACAACAATCTTCCATTCGATCAAATAGTAAAACAAAAGGTAATTAAATTCTGCTCAGATCAGTACGAGACTGTTCCTTGCAAGAGCATTTACTACAAGACAAGAGAAGACTTTAAGGCGTACTTGACTTTTAGATGCATAAATAACAGAACGACTCTTAATAAGCCAAACTTGGAACATATGTGCAGCACCGAATTTAGTTTTGAAAGCTGGAAGGAGGCGAATTCTATATGATGGAAAATCTTCTTCGTTATGACAAAGATAAAGTCTATACTTTTATTG